ACGACGCCGCCATGTTCTTAGCCTTGCGGATCCACTGATAACCCTTGCTCGGAAAGGTGTTGTCCCACGTCGAGCAAAACTCATACACCACGCTCGTAAGCTCGCCGTCGCCGGAGTCGACAAGGGTGAGCTGTACCGGGAAAGGTCGACCATCGGCGCGTCGATAAAATTCGAACCCGCCGGCGGCGACGAACTCGGCGAGCGCTTGCCAGGCTCCGCCGCTGACGTCAGTAACCGCACCCTCGAAGCGTCGATAGAGAATCGACCATGTCTTGAACCCCGAGCCATGGCCGCAGATTTCGAGCTCGAGGCGCGAAGGGTTCGCGACGCGTTTGGATTCGTCCTTGGAATTAGAACCGCGTTGCACGTCGATGCCGCACGTCAAAAAGAGCACGCCGTCAGGGACCTCCCCGGAGTGATAGGCCGTGTTCCGGAGCTCGATCACGTCCTGGACCTCGGGCTTTTGGCCTTGCTCCTTGTAGGGCTCGCCGAGCGTCAGCGTTTGGAACACTCGAGGGCCGTCGATCGGATCGTCGATGCTCTTAAGGTACTCTCGCCATATGTCATTGAAAGACATCATACCGGCGGGAGAATAGAGGCTCGATATATGATAAGATCGGAATCCTTTTTCTTGCGCCCTCGTGCTCGGTTCCCACTTTCCAGTCTCGAGCATCGCTTGTTTCTGGTGATCTCGGATCGGCTCGCGGCAGTATTCGCAAAGATAGTAAACGTCGACGAGCTCCCCGGCCTTGGTCTCCCCGCGCATGCCATGGGTGGCCTGCTCGGATCCAAATGTCAGCGTCATATGCTTTTTGCAGTATGGACACGCAACGAAATAATAGCGCTTGTCGCCACGCTCGAAGCGCTTCTTTATGACGCTCGTCTCGTCGGTCCCCGGCGTGCTGAAATCCATAACCTTTTTGCGGTTGCCGTATGCGCGCGTTCTCGCGAAAGAGACATCGACCCACGAGCCCTCGCCCGTCGCTAACTGGCCGGGCCCGCC